CTTTTAGAACGTCTGGAACGTCTTCTAGATTTTCTTTTACTTCTTCTACTTCTTCTTCTAGATTTTCTTCTAGATCTTTTGGCTTTTCTTTTAGAACGTCTGGAACGTCTTCTAGATTTTCTTTTTCTTTTTCTACTTCTTCTTCTAGATTTTCTTCTAGATCTTTTGGCTTTTCTTTTAGAACGTCTGGAACGTCTTCTAGATTTTCTTTTACTTTTTCTACTTCTTCTTCTAGATTTTCTTCTAGATCTTTTTGCTTTTCTTTTAGAACGTCTGGAACGTCTTCTAGATTTTCTTTTACTTTTTCTACTTCTTCTTCTTTATTTTCTTCTAGATCTTTTTGCTTTTCTTTTAGAACGTCTTCTAGATTTTCTTTTACTTTTTCTACTTCTTCTTCTAGATTTTCTTCTAGATCTTTTTGCTTTTTTTTTAGAACGTCTGGAACGTCTTCTAGATTTTCTTCTAGATCTTCTAGACCGTTTTCTTGATTTTCTTCTAGATCTTCTAGATCTTCTTCTTGATTTTTTTCTAGATCTTCTAGATCTTCTTCTTCTTCGTCGTCTAAAATGCTCCATTAATGGATCAATGGATGTGGGTTCTTTTTTAGGATCTTGAACCATTGAATCAAAAAAATCTGTCAGTACCGATAAAACCATACAATATAATATTAATTTAGATATTATATTATATGGAATAAAAATAAAAATGTCTTATACTCTTTAAATATTATTTAGTTTTTTCTAGTTCTTTTAGTTTTTTTGGTTCTTTTAGTTCTTTTACCACCGATTAATGGTTGAGGTCCAGGAGTCATCATTCCTTCTTGTTGCATTGCTGCGAGTTGATTTGGGTCAGCGACTGCTGCTGCTTGTGCTGCGGGGTTCATCATTGTTTGTTGTTGCATTAACATTTGTTGTGCCATCATTGGAGAAGGTGTATTAAAGAATTGTAATACTTTTGGAAAGTTTGCTAATTTATTAGCAAGGATTGCTGGTAATGGTTTTTTAGTGAATTTAAAGTATCCAGTAAAAATAGCAAGTATTGCTGCGATTGCTCCAAAAAACATACCAACAATTTTTCCCATACCCATACCTTTTTTAGAAGAGGATTTTCTTGTTTTTCTTTGAGTTTTTCTTTGAGTTCTTCTAGATTTTCTTTGAGTTTTTCTTTGAGTTCTTCTAGATTTTCTTTGAGTTCTTCTAGATTTTCTTCTAGATTTTCTTTGAGTTTTTCTAGATCTTCTTCTAGATTTTTTTCTACTTCTTCTACTTTTTCTAGATCTTCTTCTAGATTTTCTTCTAGATCTTCTAGGTCTTCTTCTACTTCTTCTAGGTCTTCTTCTACTTCTTCTAGGTCTTCTTCTACTTCTTCTAGATCTTCTTCTACTTCTACTTCTTCTTTTAGGACGTCTTCTTCTACTTCTTCTAGATTTTCTTCTACTTCTTCTAGATCTTCTTCTTCTTCGTCTTCTTCTTCTAAAGTCTTCTTGTCCTTCAAATGCTTCTTTTTCCATTTCTTCCATAGTTGGCGGAGTATCATCAAATCCTTCAACATTGTCATCAAGATCAAACATTTCAGGTTCTTCATCATTTTCATAATTCTCTTTGATTTCATTTTGAATTTGGAGTTCAATATTTCTTTGTGCGGCACCACTGGTTCCGAGTCTTTTAGTTTTACCGAATCCTTCTTTACCTAATTCTTTAGCAATTTGTTTATCTGCTTCAGAGTCAGATGTAAAAGGTTCAATTTTTCTGACAGGTTTTCTAAGAGTTTTTCGTTTTTTTGGTGGGATTTGTTTTAGCTCTTTTGGAGTAATAGCTTCATATGCTTCGTTTAATGATAAAACCATATTTAATATAATATTAATAAAGATAAAATATCCTTCGTAAATAAATATTATAAAATCTTTTTACAATTATTAAAACTAAAAGTATAGATATCAAAATATTTGAAAATTATACATGGAATATCTTTATTAATATTTAATTGTTCAGATAGAGTATTAGTAATAAGATGTTTAATATTTTTGTATTGTTTATTTAATTTTAAAATATGTTTAGTTAATCTAATATTAGATATATCTAATGCAGATTGATTTTGATTATTTTTAATATGAATATTAATACCAGCACAAACAAGATAATTAATATTTTTTCTTCTATTATATTTAATCGCTATATGAAGTGCCGTATTATCATTTCTATTTTTTACATTTATATTAATTTGATTATTTACTAAAATTTTATGTAAAGTTCTATGATCATTATTTAAAGCAGCAATATGTAAAGATGTATATAATTCATCAAAAATTAAAGAACTATCTATATCTAATGAATCAATTATTCTTTGTGAATAAGTAAATATAATATCTCTGTAATCAAAATCATCATATGTTATATGGCGTAATATATATAATAATTTTATTCCATCACTAATCAGGAAGTGTTGTGAAAATAAAAAAATATTAGTATTTGAGATTGTTGCTAAAAATTGGCAACTCAATTTTAATATATTCCATTTATATGGTTTATATAAAAACAAATAATTAATTATATATTTTATAATATTTTCAATAAATTCAGTATTTAATATAATATCAATATTCAAATCACTACCATCAACATCATAACATAGATTAATTAAAAAAAGTAAAATATTTGAAATTAATTTATCATCCGAATTACTTTCATTAAAAATTTGAGATGTTATTTCTAAAAATTTTTGATTAATAACAATATCCTTAATTTCTTGATTTAGACATAAATTTGCTAAACAACCATATGATGTTGTTAAAACATCTATATCCCAATCACCTTCGCTAACAAAATCAATTAATAGGTTTGCACCATTTATACCTATTTTTTTTCTACCCAAAGTATATTTTGAGAGATTATGTAATATTTGACAAATTAGTAATCTTAATTGAAATGATGTTTTATATAAAATTTTTTCTAATAGAATTTGTAAATTTTGAACTAAATCTAAATTACATAATCTTTCACAATTTTCAGTATTATTACTCGTAAATAATAATAAACTATTTAAACATGTATTTTGTAGTAAATGATTGTTTTGATATAGTTTAAGAATATTTATAATAAATACTAAATTTTCTTCAGTAATTATATTATGAAGATGATATTCATCAGTGATATAATTAATACTTTCAATAATCATATCTATATTTTGAACATTAGGTTCTTCTACTAAATAAAGTACATCTGATACGTAATTATATAGTTTACCATAAAGATGAACTGTTTGTTCTTTATCGTGAATTATAAATTCACTATATAAAATATCTACAATTTTACGAAATTTACTTAAAGTAGTTATATTTTGTTCATCAAATATTTCTTTATATAAAATACTACTCATACATACTAATTTATTTAAATTAGAGAATTTATTATTATTAGATAATTCTTCATAAAGAATATTAGTTATTTTCCTAATTTTCTCAAAGTTAGTAAGACTTTTAGACTTTTTCATCTGAAAAGTTATATTTATTTTTTACAAATATAATTCAATTTTAAATATTTATTCATCATCAGATGAATCAATTAAACAGTCATTTTTTTGTAATGTAATTACCTCATTTTTTTCTTCATTATTTTCATCATCTTCATCAGAACTATCATCTAAAAGACAATTACCTGTCGCAACATAATTAAAATTTTCGTCTAAAGTAATGCTACGCTTCGTCGGTTTAATTAAATCATCGCAACTATGTTTTCCTCTAGTTCTTCTTTCTTCAACTTCTGCCCAAAAAGATTTAATTTTAGGCAATGCCATTTGGAACCATTTAACATCTCTTTTAACTCTAAGATTAGAGCTTCTAACCAATTTCCAATAGATATGTTTATCGCCAAGTAATTTATATTTAGGATTTTGTGTCCATTCATCAATAACTTTATCAACATATTCTTCTTGTTCTTTTGTAGTTAAATTCATTGGTGGATAAACAACACGTTCTTCATTTTTTTCCATATCCATAACACGACCAATAACACCTTTTTCTAAACCATTAGAAGCACGTCTTTCATCAATTACTTTAATATAATCAAATAATCCAATTTTACCAATTTCTCCATTAAGAAGAATTTCTAATTTACCAGTTTTATTTTTTCCATAAATATTATCAAATTCTTTATCTTGAAGAATATCTTTATTAAATTTGTCTTCTAAATATGCTTCTCTATTTGGATATTCTACTATTAATGCTTCAAAGAAATCACAAACCATTAAATTACAAACTTCCATTTGAGTTTGCATTTGACACCAATATCCGTGTGGTGGTTTTCCATTAATTTTCCTTCTTGGTGGACACTTAATTTCAACCATAACACCTGCTTCAGTAATGCCATCAGGTGAAGCACCTAAACAACTAACAGTTGGATGAGGAAGTAAACCAAATTCATGTACTTTAATAAATCCTCTACGACTTTCATAAATATTAATAGCAACATCTTCATATCTTTGACCGTGTCTTGTTGCAGCATTTCCAGTAAAAGGTTTTCCTTTCCCACATTTTTTTTTGATAATATCATTACGTGATTTATATTTACCTTCTCCAATAATAGGTGCGATATCACTCGCAGTACACATACCTTTTCTTATTTCATACCATTCTTGACTTCTTTGGACAATAACGTGCTGTGATTTTAACCATTTAAATTGTTCTCTTTGAAAACTGTCTAATGTATCATCACATTCTTTGATACTTTTTTGTAATTCATTTTTTAAGTCTTCAACTAATAAATAAGAATTACCATCAATTAATTGTATTGGTTCTTCATCAGAAGAAGTGCTTTCTTCTTGAGCCCATTCATTTGATAATATACAATCAAGAATGGTATTATATGTTTCTGAATATTCGAGATCATCTCTAAATTGTTCTAACATATTAAAAACCATAGTAATTAATTTATCTATTTGAGTAGGTGTTAAATCATCTGATACAGATATATCACAACCATTTAAAATTGCGTTAATATCATTAATTAAACTATTCATATTATGTATAATCTGATATTTATATTATAATATAAAAATATCCGTCTTATCTTTATAATTGATAAAATCTATTTTCAATTTTAATATAATCATAGTAATAGATTTGAAAATAGATCAGTCAAAGAATAAAAATAGTTAAGAACAATTTTATATATATAAATAAATTAACATCAAATATGGAAGGAAAACCAACAATAAAATGTGAATTAGAACTTGATATGAATGGAACATTAGGAAAAGATGTTTTAAAATATGGAGTAAGTTTAAGTGATATCAAGTCATATACTTTAAGAGAATTATGTAAAAATGATGAAAAGGATTATGAGGCAAAATATCAACTTCCGTTTGGAATAACGAATTTAGATTTTGAAGGTACAAAAATAGAAATTCATTATAGTCGTGATGTTGCAAGAGTAGTGGGTACAGCACACTATGCGGAATATCCAATTAGATTAAAAATAATTTGTTATAATACAGAGGATATTTTAAGTAAATTTTTAGTAGAAGCAAAAAAATTTACAAAGCATAAAAAAGAGGATAAGATAATTTGCCGAATTTTAAAAAATGGTTATTGGTCATTTTTAAATAAATTACCTAAACGAAATTCCAGTTCAGTATTTTTACCAAAACAACAAAAAGAAGAAGCATTAAATGATGTAAAAACATTTTTAAAAAAGCAAGATTTATATGAAAAATATGGAATTCCGTATAAACGAAATTATTTATTAGAAGGTATTCCTGGATGTGGTAAAACAACTTTAATTTTAACTATAGCGTCTGAATTAGAAATGGATGTAGCGATTGTAAATTTTGGACCAAAGATATCGGATAGTGTATTTATGAATGCGGTAAGTAATTTACAGAAAGGTACAATATTAGTTTTGGAAGATATTGATTCATTATTTTTAAAAAGAGAATCTACACGTGAAAATAAAAGTGCGGTATCATTTAGTGGTGTTTTAAATATTTTAGATGGTTTAGCTAGAAATGAGGGATTAATAACTTTTATGACAACAAATTATGCTTCTCGTTTAGATGATGCTTTAATTCGTCCAGGTAGAATAGATTATAAAATACATTTTGATTATTCAACAAAAGATCAGATACAGAAGATGTATAATTATTTCTTTGAAGAAAGAAAGGATGATTTTGATAAATTTTACAATGCTATAAAAAAATATAAAACAACAACATCAATTTTACAGAAATTCTTTTTTGAAAATTTGGATACAAAAAATTTATTAAAACAATTAGATTTTTTTATAAAATTATCAAAGGATTGTAATAAAGATGAAATTTATAAAACTTTATATTCTTGAATAAAAAATATTAATATTTAGTATATAATATGTTTCAATTTATAAATAGTAATCCTAATATATGTACATGTATTTTTATTTTAGGTATTTGTTATTTAACATTTTTAAGAAGAGAAGTAGAACATTTTGCTTTTGTTGGAAGTTTAATTAAAAAAGCAATTATGGCGGTAATGTCACCATTGATTAACTATGTAAAAAATTTAATTATGCGAATTTTCGGTAAAGTAGCAAAATTTGCTGGAGGAGCAATGAAAAAATTAGCAAGAGGTGTAGGTAAAACAGTTTATACAGGTATAATGCAAATTATATCAATTATTAAGCAAACAGCAAACGTTGTTATTGGAAAAGTAAAGAAAATTATCAAACCATACTGGAAACCAGTTGCTATAGTATTAGGTATATTTCTTAGTTGGGGGCTTGTTATGGTCTGGTTTTTAATTCTTGAACCAATTGTTTATCCACCAAAACTTGAAATTCCAGATGCTCCAAAAACACCAGATATTCCAACTCTTTAAATAATTTCAGAATAGAACAAATTAAATATAGATAAAATCTAATTATATTATATATTATAATGGACTTTATTTATCCAGTTATTATTATTATTGGGTTAGCACTTTTTATCCATATTGGAACAAGAGCATTCAAAAAGATAAAAAAAGAAAGAAAATTAGAACATTTTGGTATGTTTGATGGTATGGTAGTAGGTATGATAAAAGCATTTATTAGAATGGTTGCAGGTTTAGTTAGTTGGGTTTTTAATAAAATTTTAAAATTAATTTTTAAGTTGTTTACTAGATTTTTAGTAGCACTTAAAACAATGATTAATTATATACTTACAGTGACTAAAGCAAATATCAAACCTGTAATGAAGTATTCTTTAATTGCAATTTGTGCTATTATTTTCTTTGGAACAATTGGTGGTGCGTCTTTATATTTCTATAGATGGGGTCAAGGTTCAGTCGAAGTAGAAATTCCACCAGTAGTTGTCCCAACAATCGGTGGTTATAAACAAAAGTATTTTAAAAAAAATAGAAATTGATTTTATTTTAAGTAATTAAATACAAAATGACATATAATTATTATAGAATTATAAATAATGTAATTAATGATTTATCATTATTTATCATTCAAAAGCGAGTAAAATGTAAAAATAATAAAACTTTATATTCGTATATTTTTTTTTTAGACAATAAATTTTATGATATAGATGAATTAAATAATTTGCTTTTTATTAAAGAATCAACATATAAACCATCAAGTTTATTAGAAACATTATTTGATTTTGAAGAGAAAACAGTGACAGTAACTTGGGTAGAAACAATAGTAGAATATCAAAATAAAGGATTATCTTCACTACTATTCATATGTGCAGCATATATAGCAGAACAATTTAATCTAGAGGTTTTTGAATTAGATGATGCTAGTGATAAGTTTAGAAAAACAGATAATTTATATTTAAAATTATCATTTAAATATATTGAAGATGGTCACCCAGAAATGTTAGGACGAACAAAATATATTATAAGAAAATGGCGACATATAAAATCTAAATATAATATAAATTTTGATATATTTAAGTCGTTAATTCCAAGACGAAGTTATTAATTATTAATATCTTTAAGTTCATTAACTTTCCAATCTTCATATTGGCCATTAGGTAAAGGTCTTCTAATAATAAAAGGAATAACACCTTTAGAGAGTTCAAATCTAGCAATTTCTAGAGGATTTCTATTTTTTAAGTTTTCAATATTTACTAAAATATTAGAACCCTTTAAAATTTGTTGAGCTCTTTGACCTAAAATTAAAGTTTTTTCATATTTAGTTAAAACAGGTCGAGTAATTCTATCAATACAAGATATGATTTTATGTTCTTTTGATTTAAAATCGGTAATTAGTGGTATATCTTTTTTTCGTCCAGCATCTTGAGAGTCAGAACTATTATCTTCTTGATTATCTTCTTCTTCATCAATTTCATTTTCATCATCTTCATCTTCATCTTCATCTTCATTATCTTCATTTTTTTGTTCTTCATCAGAAACTTCATTATTATCAGTATTTTCATATTCTTCGATTTCGTCTATATTATTTTCTTCAAATTCTTCTACATAATTTTCAAATTCTCCTTCAGAAGAATTATTATCACTAATTTCGTTTTCATTAATATCTATACTATTGTAATTTATTTTGGACATTGTATATTATATAATATTATTAATATTATATACTATTTCAATTTTTATATTAAAATAAATTATTTATAATTATTATAAGTATCAAATGAGGCTCTTTATTGTATCAATGTTTTTTGTAGGTATTATAATGTCAGTTGTAGGATATTATAAAGCAAATACATCTTGTCCAATACAAAAAGTTAAATATAAATTTATTCCAAAAACATTAGAAGAAGAACAAGCAGATCAAGTAAGTGTTTCAGCAACTTTTAGAGATATGTTTACAAAATCTGCCCCAAAAGATAAACTATAAAAAAAATATATTTAAAATAATTATATATATTAATATGACAATTGTAGGAAATTTAACACAAAATATTATAGATAAATGTACAACAGAATTTCATAAAAATGAAGATAAAATTAAACAAAAAATTATAGAACCATTTGTAGCACATATTTTATCTTATGTACATCAACAATTATGTCCCTTTTTATATATTCTCTGTACTATTTTTGTATTAACATTT